TCATGCAAATAACTTATAAGCTGTATTTTGTCCAACTACACCATCAACTAAAATTCCGGTATTGCGTTGCAACTGTTGAACTGCGGATTGTAACCCACCGCCAAAGATACCGTCAAAGCCGTTGACTGAATACCCTTTGCAGATCAACGCACCCTGAACAATGCGGGTCATGTTACCTTGTGCTCCACGTCGAATGGTTTTAAACGCGGCCTTTGAACCTGAACCAAAGATACCGTCTACTGCAATGTGACCACCAAACTGTTTGTTAATCTCCGTTTGAATAGCCTTAGCTAGTGCTCGCTTAGTTGCGGGGCCGTTTAAGTTGTCCACTGCTAGACCAGTACCATAGTTTGCATTCAACCATGATTGAACGGTCGCAATTGAACCAGTCGAAGTACCAGTTGATGAACTAACTTTCGGTGAAGCAGTCGCAACGTTCGTAAACGTTACTTCCCCGCTGATGCCATTTAACAGGTCTTTCTTGAATTGGGCTTCGCTGATCCCCCACTTGTTTAGGAACGGCATTGGATCCACATGGTCTGACTTGTTGGCCGGTTGATGTTTTGAACAGTAGTCATGGGTCATCAGGCCCTTAGAACCGGTGTTGTATTGCATGTTGATTCCACCTTGTTTAGCGAGCTGGCGTGCTAGTGCAATGTACAGTTTGTATGACTGTTCAAATTCAGCCTTGCTGTTGACCAGCTCACTGAATTCGATAGCAGCGTAGGTATTGTGATTCCAGCCGCCGCCAACGTCCCACGCGCCTCGGCCGGTGTTCGCAACTTGATAGATCTTCCCTTGACCCACAATATGCGTATAGAACGCGTTCTTGTGACCACCATTATCAACTAAATACTTTACTTCATTTTCAATCGTTGCCTTTGGGTTTCCGGTTGAATGAAGATGAATCTGGTTTGCTGTTGTGGCAATGTTTGGTTGTCCACTAAACTTGTGTACTGTAATTTCCATGTTTAATCACCCTTCTTTTCTTTGCCTTTATCAACTGCCATCTTTTTAAATCTACTTTTAACAAAGTCTGGAAATGGAATTCCCATGACTTCCAAATTTTCCATAATACTTACGCCATATTGACCAATATAAAAAACCAGTGCCGCGTTAGCGATACTGGTAAATCCTAATGCATCAATGAGTGGATAGGTAAACAGAATTAGAATCATGATGGCAAGGTGTTTAATGGCCCCTTGCAAGCCCGTGGTGCTGTCTACTTTCTTCTTTGCTTTCGGGAAAAAAGCTTTAAAAAATCCTAGAAACATATCTGCTAGCACTACCAGTAGGAAAGCTTCCATGAACGGATTATCAACCATCTTTCGTGCTGAAATTAAAACTAAACTAAATGTGAAACCCGGCGGTACTCCCATTACTGCATCTCCTCTATCTTATTTTTTTGTACCAATTAATGCGGCATACTCTGCTGCTGTCAGTAAGTGTGCTTCATTAATTTTGACGGGGTACACTTCACCCACGATTGTTTGATATTGATCCGGACTGATATAGTTTTCTTTCACCGTCCGTTTCATATTTTCGACGGATAGCGTACCCGCATCAAATGCCGTTTTGAGTTCGATAAAATTTGGAAAATCAATCATTCTTTCACCTCATTAATACGTTGGCATATACGGTGCTCGTACGTCGCCATCACTAATCATTGGTTGAGCGTAGTAAATCTTGTTACCGTTGTGTTCGTTGTTATAAAAAGAAATTCGAATCCCCGTTGTCCCATTAGGAACCGTGATAGGATCAAACGTATATAAGCGCCATCCATGTATGCGGCCTGGATTCACAGTCAACACATTGCATACATAGTTACTATTTGTGCCCTGAAAACTAATTAGCATGCCACCATTGAAGTCGCCGTCGTCCCGGTCAATATTGCCCCAGTAGGACACGCATAGTTTATGGCCGGGGTCAGGAATGTGTGACAGGTTTTGACTAATGAAGTTCCCGCCGCCCGCACTTTCAATACATACCGCAAAGTTTCCATCATGGGTGACATTTGCCATATAGCACTGGTCGTTGAATCCATCCCAATTTGTTTGTTCATTGATGAACGATGAATTACGAATTAAATTAGGATGCGACTGAACCGAACTCATAATGTCAAACCAATCATAAGTGCGTCCAGTGCCACTTTCTCCCATTTCTGAAAGATACTTTTGCACATCAGCCCAATTCATATTAATTCCAATTGAGCTATCAGTCCCATTGTTGAGCGTCCCACCAATTCCACTAGAATCCAGAATCCCACTTTTTTTCGTGTTCGCATTGGACAAGCTAATGTTGTCCGCATACATTTCGGTGTGAATGTATGGATTGTTTTTCGTATACTCGGATTGATTGGCATAAGCATCCAATGTGTAACCCGTAGGGCTTACAACCGTCTTGAGCATGCCCCCGCCAGTCATCGTAGAAATATGCTTCAGCATGCCATCTTTGAATTCCATTGAACCCTTGTACTCATTCTGTGATTCATCAAAATAATCAAACGGCACTGTGATGTCTGGTGAATTAATAGTGGCGGAATCAATCTCGACTGATACCAACTTCGTCAATACCAATGTGCTTTGATCAATCTTGGATGGTACCCACTTACCACCTGAATAGACAGAAAAACCAGTGATCTTTTGACCACTGGCATCCGTCGTTGTTTGATACCAAAAGTCTCCATCCTTGGGACTTGCTGGTGCTGTTGAGTTCATTATCACCACTGGCACATCCTTTGATCCCGGTTGTCCTGGAAGTCCTTGAGCGCCCCGCGTGAGTTGCCAAGTATACTTGGTGGGGCCCGTTGATTGAGCTTTGGTGTTGTCCGAATAAATCCCTAAATAGTCCCGGTTGTGGGCCTGATTCTGATCAGTAGTAAAATCAGTCTTCCCATCAACACTGTTAGCATAGGCAATATGGGTGTGAGCATCTTGCCCATCGTTACCATTTGCGCCAGTTATCTTTTGCCAATGACCGGCATAGTCGTTAGGGTCATCACTTGGCACTGGTTGATTGACCTTAGCTACAATCGCCACATAAGTTTTATCTTTAGGGCTCTGGCTCATGTTAGTCCCTTGATCATCGTCAGCATAGCGAATCCACACATAACTGGTTGAACCATTCTTGATGCCATTCACTTTTGAACGTAGTGCCGCTATTTGTTGTGGCACGGTGTCTGTTAGTACCACGTAATTCGTGAACGTGATTGAGCCTTTAGTTGTATCAGTGTACGACTTCTCCAGAGTAGCCACCCGGGCTTGTAAATACAGCGCTGGGTTGTAATCATGATCAATGATCGTCACCGTATCACCAATATCTAAATTAGGGTCAATCACTTTAACTTGAGCATCATAGGTGAACTGTGGTTGTGACCGGGTTTGAATTTGAGTCAATGTCCGGTTGAATAATTCCGTATTAGATGCTGTATCATATTCGTAGAAGTCTTCAATGAATCCTTGATCCCCCGGGTTGAACTGTCCGTTTGCTGTTCGTGCTCGTAAGAACTTGTCCCCTTTAACGGTGTAAAAGTCTCCGTCGTCGAATTCTAAGTCTGCGAAACTCACATATTCCTGCGGCTTGGTGGTGTCCACAATTGAACCATCTGCATCAGTTTCTGTGTCTTCAATAACTGAACCAACACCCGCCAATGCAGTGACGAACTCTTGCCGGGTTTCAGTTTTCTGAATATTGTCCAGTTCCTCGTTGTAGGTAATCTGAATGTTATCCTGCACGGTCCCAATTTGTTTGTACACGTCAACCACATACTTGACCGGTACCGGTCCTTGCATCTGAATGTGAAACCGACATTCGGCATTGTCAAACGCCTTTAAAACAGACAATAAGCGTCCCAAACCGGTATCTCGACCCGTGAACGTCAATGTCCGGGATAAATCAGCTAATTGATTCACCCCTAACTCCCACGGGGTGCCGTCAGTGATTACGTTAAAATAATCGGTAAACGGCTTGGCGTCTTGGTAGTACCAAACATCACACGCCTTGTTAAACAGATTGATACCAACGTCTTCACAGTGCACCGTTTTGTAGGTTTGATACTCGTCATAATACAGAATCTCAAATGACCAGGGCCGTCTCTGATCATCCAGCATTGTAATGATATTGCCTGACACCATGTACTGGGTGGCTCCATCTAACTTATTCAGATCAAACACATACGTGCTGGCCCCGGCTGTCAGTTCCTTGTGATGAAGGTCATTATAAAAACCGTCGGTCGTTGCTAGAACGTTCTTCGACCGATCTAATACATACAGTTGCAATTTAGTCACCTCTTAACGAATGCCCCGGTATCTTTCTTGCTGTTGTTGAATCATCCGTGCACGTGCTACTGCCTTACCATCAATATCAATGTTAATATTCACCTTTTCTGATAATTCATTGATGTGTTCCAATACACGTTCTAATTCATGTGCTTTTTCTAAAGCTAACTCTAGTGGGCTAGTATCACATTCAAGTTCTAATTCTATTTTATTTGCATTCATGTTGTCCCTCCTACAAATATTTCTTGCGAATATAAGCTTTAACACTGGGCGTCGAAGCAAAGTCTGAAAATAAAAACGAAATGATATTGTTACCCGGATAAATCAGAATCGGTTTCGAACCCATACCCTGAATTGCTAGGTTCAGTGCCCCATTGACACGAGTTTCCACCTTGTTTTCAGTACCACCCACACTGATTAGGTCACCATCTTCAAACGTATTAGGCACATCTACATACTTATCAACGTTTTCTTTCCGGAACCAAAAATCAAATAGCACCATATTTGAAACCTGTGCCATACTTGACCACTGACAGATTTGATACGTCCAGCCAGTTACTTTCTTAGCACCACTTGCAGCCTGATCAAATGTGACTGTTTCCCGGGTGCCGGAACCTGTTTCAGTGTCTTGAACGTCCACAGTCCACGTGTTACCGAATCGTTGAATTTTGACCGTACCCACAAACGTATTCCAGCGGGGATTGTTGTCGTAATAAACATTTTGATCATCTGAATTTCTGACCAGCATGGTGGTATTGGCATTGGCACCCGTGACAAATTGAATAGTCACTAATCGTTCACCGGCTGCCGCGTTTAGCACAATGTTGGTCAATCCGGTATCAGCCAGTTGGCTTTCGAACCCAATCTTGGTTTCACATGTGAAGTTGTCTGAACCAGTGGTCCCTTCACTATCTTCCCATGTGTCTCTGTGCACCGAAGGTCCATGCCAGCCCCGATCAGTTCCTGAAGTAGCTGTTCCGAAGTTGTAACCAGTTGAAGGCTGGTAACACATCAAGGCCCATTTACTACGATTGGAACCAATATAGATTGATCCAACCTGTCGGATATCCTCATCAGCGCCTGAAATACCAGCATTAATCTTGAATTGAGCTAGATCAGTAGCCGTCTTATCAATCGTAAATAGTGTCTCTGACTTCTCAACCTTTCCACCGTCAATCTCATTAGGATTACCAATCAAGACGCTTCGATCATGACCTGTGGTACCCAAGAACCCATTATCCCCATGATTAGTCACTTCAAAACGGGCAGCTACTGGCAATGGGCCGTCATTGACTATGTTCATCGCTTCCGCTTCTGGAGCATCAGTTACAATCTGAGCACCAAAATAGTCCAAATTGATGACACTATCGGTGGTATCACCACTCACGGCATACTGTGGAAAGATATTGAAATACAGATAGCCATCCGCTGAAGCATAGTTGAACAACTCCGTTGGAGTGGCATAACTAATTGTCACCAGTGACGGTGTAGGTGAAGCGGTACTGGTACTCCCCACCCAACTGTCATTCTGATCCCAGACTTGCATACGAGCGTTATTTCCACTCTCACCTGAACCACTAATCACTGCACTGAATCGCGCACTAACAATGTATTTCTTCAACCATTCCAGCTGCTGCTGTCGGCCACTTATCTTGTACTTGTCCCAGTAGCCCGGCTGCGCCTGCTCATAGGCGTTCACTAAATCAAACTTCACTAACAGGTGGGGAGCTGGCTGTTGCCAGTAATCCTGTGAACTGGCAATAAACGAGCAATTACACCAGTTACCTTCACCATTTTCAGCGTCTGAATATCTGAAATGAATTCGTAGATCTTTGTTTCCCATTCCTGTCTTATAAGGAATGGAACCATAGAATCCACAGTGACCACCGTTAGGATAATTAGGGTACACGTTGTGCACGTCCGGGCGGTCAGTTAGATCAACCTTCACCCGTCCATACTCGTTGTGCCAGTCAGCATCAGTAATGATGATGTAGTTGTATGGGTGGGTGGCATATTGATCCCATGCAAACCACCCACCAATTTCAATGTTGTCACCATTCAACCGGAAATAATCGAGCGCTCCAGTTTTAGGTGAATCAGTCGCCAACGGAAACAGCGTCTGTGTAATTGCAGCGGTTCGTTTAACCTTTGAAACCACCGTGGCACACGTTCCATCAATCGAGGCCAATTTACTATACAAGTCTGTTGTGATTTCTTGGGTGTAGGCACTAGGTGGCTGCATGGCAACAGTGATGGGTTCTTGGCTGGCATAGATCGTGTGCGGGACTTTTGAAGTCTGCCCCATCACTTTTCCATTGAAGTCATTTTGAACGGTGTATTGTCCTTTGGTTGAATCCAAGTCGAACTCATCTTCTCGTACGCTGTACGCATAGGGATCATAGCAAATCCATTTAATAGTTCCGGTTAAATCAACCACATCTTTTTCTGGGAGTTCAATTTCTCCTTCCGGAATAGCCATATAGTATCTCTCAGGCCTATCACTAAAAATTAATTTTTTTGTTTCCGTAGTATGGAGAAGCTGCGAAATTTGGGACATTTTACTCCGTAAATCACCCGAAATAATAAACGGCATTTCAATTGTTCGCTTACCAAATTTTACGGATCGTAATTCATACCCAAATCTGTTTCCAGGGCTAATAGCATCATCTATTTTCTCTGGCAAAAGCATTTCATCTTTACCCATAGTAACTTTTAACCACTGGGTGAGTTCGATACCGCCATACCATACTTTTAATTCAGACATTATCTAATCCCCCTTATTCTGTTACTACTATTTTGAATTTTTTCTTGTTCCTTAGTCATCAATGGTGCTAACAATCGAATCAACGGATTACTGTCAATTGCTACTACTGCTTCCATTGAATTTAATTTCTTAATGGCAACCACCAAATCGGAAACATTGTCTGCTACTTCTTTTATTTTTTTAGCCATCAAGCTATTATCACCATAATTAGATGGGCCCACATTTTGAGTAGTAGTGATATTCTGGACAACTTGCTTTGGTCGTTGAACAATATCAGCGTCAGCGGGTACATTCAACCCCTTTGCAAATTGCGGTAAACCAGGAAACATGCGAGCTGTTTTATGAGCAGGAATAACTTTGGAATGTTTTTGTAAAGGTAAAACAACATTTCGACCTTGTGGAATGTATGTGAATCCGTTGGGTTCTTGAATAGCTTCACGGAATGTAGCTCCCATTTGATCATTGACCATAGCCAATCCACCCTGAAAATTGTTAGTACCTTTTTCCTCTTTTGCTGCATGCCCAATGCTTTTAAAAATAGTTGTAATAGTGTGTACAACATTGCCCATCCTATTCCATGAATTTAAAGCAGAAATTCCTTTCTGAATATTTCCACTTGCCATATCGTGAGCCACGGCCTTTTTAACTGATGTAGGTGTTCTGTTCCAAGACTGAATAGTTCCCATAGCTTGCCTAGTATTACCAGATGCTAAGTCTTGTGCAACTGCTTTTTTCAATGCTGCTGGCATGGAATTCCATGAACTTAAGGTATTATGTGCCTTGTTAATATTTCCAGACGCAAAATCTTGCCCTACCGCTTTTTTTAAAGCAGTTGGTAAGCTGTTCCACGAGCGAACAGTATTTGAAGCACCGTTCATATTTCCACTTGCCATATCTTCAACAATCGCATTTTTAACGCTTGTGGGCATGCTGTTCCAAGTTGTGACAGATAATTTTGCGCCTTGCATAGGGCCAGTAGCATTATCCTTAATTGTGGCTACTTGTTCTTTAACACTCATGTTGTTAAAAATACCAGTAGTTGTAATGACCGACATTAAGTCAGCACCACCCTTAGTCTGCATGATGGCTTCTTTCTGGCTAACTGTTAAATTGTTCCAGTCCTGTGTGTTATAAATTGCATTGACCAAATTACGAGTTGCCTCGTCTTTAATAACAGCTTTTTTCTCCCCAGGAGTTAATTGATTCCAAACATTCATGTCTGCGATTGCAGATTGTAATTCACCTTGTCCATGAGCTGAAACAATGGCCTCTTGTTGTTTCACAGTTAGGTTATTCCACTGTCCAGACTTTTCCATGAGACGAGTTAAATCTTCGCCACCTTTTGATTGGATCCAAGCCTTTTGTTCTTTCCAAGTCATTTTGTTCCATTTGCCAGATTCAATTAAAGCTTTGGCAACCATTTGTTGAGCGTTAGTCGATAACTTACCTTCCTTTTGAAGCAATTTAATCTCTTTCCACTTTTTAGAGCTTGTAACTGCTTTGTTGATTTCTTCTTGAGCATTAGTTTTTACTTTTCCAGTTTTCGGATCGAAAATGAGATTATTCCAATCATTAGCCGCTTTTTTCACACCTTTGCTCATATCAGAAGTAGTTTTCACTAACTTGCTATTAGACTTAGCTGCACTCTGTTCAGCATCATTCATGACTTGTTTTACTGATTTCCAGCTAATTCCCCAGGTGTTGAATACACCCTTCATTTGTGTATCAGTCATCCCTTGGGCTTTCATGACATTATAAAGTCCCTTGATGATACTATCAGAGGTGGCAGTATGTTGTGCTTTGAGCTGTTTCATAGCAGTTCCATATTCTTTAGCACTAATTTGATGGCTCGAATACATATCCTGAACAATTTTTTTCTGCTTTGTATATTCCTTATTCTCATCACTGAACGAGTGAGCTAAGGTAGCACGCGTATTAGACAATTGCTGCTGACTCATTTTTTTGACATTGCCATTTATGGCCGCCATTACTTGAACCTTTTTTGAACCACTAACACCTAGAATATTTAACTCATCGTCAGCCATTTGCTGATTTAAGTTATGCATCATGATTCCTTGATCGGCAGTAAGCTTGTATTTATTAGATGCGGATGCTTTTACAATAGTAGCTGCTTCTTTTGCAGCACTCTTTGCATCAGCAACACTTTCTTTATTGGCTTTTTTCGTTGCTTCTACGCCTTTCTTAACAATTGCTGCTACAGCAGGCGGAAGATCGCTTAAACTTTTGTCTAGGTGTTTGTTAGTCTGGTCAGCGTCACTTTCAATTTGGTTCAACATATTAGAAAACGAATCTTTTACTTCATTAGCCGATGTCTTACCATTCGTGGACCAGTTCTGTAAAGCAGCAGATGAGTTATTACTGAAGTTTTGAAATTTCTGCAATGATTTATCAGCAGTGGCACCAACATCAGATCCCCATCGAGCAGATCGCTCTGATGATTCGAATGCTTTTTTACCCCAGAGTTCCCAAGCTACAGCGCCAGCGCCAACAACTGCCGTAGTACCGATAATTGCTGCACCAAGAGGGCTAATCGCTGAACCTAATACGCCGGCTTGACCGCCGGTAGTTAAGAATGTTCTACCTAGTAATCCCCAAGTACCTTTGGCGTTTGTGATCGTGCTATTTGCTGTGGACATGGCGCTTGTAGTTTTACTAATACCACCAGTTACGCTGTTGGTAGCTGATTCAGTGGCTTGCATTGAACCATTCAATACTGCTGATTTAGCACGCCATTGTTCGTACTTACTGATAACACCGACCACACTTGAGCCAACAAATCCAAAGCCTTTACTAAGCCCCCCTGTAAGTTTCATCGCCGGTCCAGTAGCAGCAGCAATTAAACCCATGTGGATAACCCATTGTTGAGAAGCATTGTCCATATTGGCAAAGGCGTTAACAACGCCGGTAGCTTCTTTAATTAATGGTGTAAGCGTCGGAAGTAATTTTTCACCAATCGTAACGCCTAAAACATTGAGAGAAGATTCAAATCGTTTAATCTGGTTAGCTTTAGTGTCATTTAATTGGTCGGCAACCTTTTTAGTAGCTCCAGTGGCATCTTCCGTATTTTTTGTAAGTTTACGGAGACTATCAGACCCGGCTTCAACAAGCGCGTTAGCTGCTGCTTGATTTTCACGCCCAAAGGCTTGTGCTAATGCTTTTCCACGTTCTGCTTTAGACCAACCACTGGTTCCCTTCGTAATATCATCAATTAATTGTGGCAAGTTATGAGAATCTTCTTGAAGGCGTTTAGCACTAATCCCCATCGATGTGAACGCCTCTTGGTTTTGCTTAGTTGGCTTAACTAAAGAAGTCAACATGCCCCGAAGATTAGTACCAGCCTTCTCGCCTTCGATACCTTTATTACTTAATTCACCAATTGCTGCAGCTGTTTCTTGAACGCTTAGTCCAAGCCCATTAGCAACGGGGCCAACATAACTCATGGCTTCTGACATATCACCAAAACCGGCAGCCGTTGCATTAGCCGCATAGGTTAGTGAATCAGTAACCATCTGAGTATTCTTCATAGTTCCTTTGACTGAGTTCGTCTTTAATCCAAATTGCTCAACAATTGAAGCTGTGGCTTGCATGACAACTCCCAATTCTTCACCAGAAGCTTTCGAAGCATCTAAAACAGCGGGCATAGAACCCATGACTTGTTTGGTAGAGAAACCACGTTTAATCATCTCAGACATTGCGTTGTTGACTTCGGTGGTTGAAATTCCATACTGTTGTGACCATTTTTTTGAGCTAGTTGCCAATTGATCTAACTGTGCACGGTATCTAGCGGTCACAGCTCCACCGTTAGTTAGTAGTGGACCCATTGCAGAAATTTGCGAATCGAAATTAATGGCTGCTCTAGCCGCCAATCCTAATCCAGCCACGATTGGAGCAGACACACGAGTAGTCATAGTAGATCCCATGGCTGACAATTTTTGCCCGGTAGCAGTAGCCCCGGAACTTACTTTGTTCAGTGCACCTGTCCATCCAGTTGTTTCAACACGAGCTTTGGCGATTACCGCCGCGTTATTTGCCAATTGGGTTCTGAATGACCCTAATTTAGCGTTCGCATTTTGTAGCTGTGTTGCCAAACGACCAGTGGCCGCCGTAGCTTTACCATTCACAAACGAATCATCATAGGACTTTTTAAGACTCTGAACAACTCGTTGTTGAGCAGTCATGACGTTGCTCAAACCACGTTGTTTAGCTTGTAATAGGTCTAATTGTTTACCACTAGCGGACATGACCGATAGACTAGATTTCATTGCTGCCATTGAATATTTAACTTGTTGCTTAGCTCCTGTTAATCCTTTACCAAACGCAGAGCTATCAAGTCCCAATTCAATGACCATTTGTCCAAGTGGTTCTGGCATATGTTATCTCCTCCTTTCTAGAATGACTGGATGAATTCTTCGAGTGGAACTACTCGTTGCTGTGTGCCATCCGCTTTAGACCGCGAATTATCGCGAGTAGTTTTAGCGTTAATCGTTTTTATCAAGGCACCATAGTCTGTGTCTAGAACATCATTGATGTTGAAACCTGGAAAGACTTCAACAACTGATCGAATTAAATCATAAGAACCTTGAATTGCATCATTAGTATCGGAGACTACGCTGTCGGAATCTCCGTGAAGCCGTTTGGGTCTACACCAAGCATTTGTGCAATAGTTTCTTCCATCTTTTCATTCGCGTCATCGGCCGGCAATCCATCTAAAATGGCATCTTGTGTCACACGTTCATCTCTAAATAAGCTTGCAATAAAAGATGCCTTTTCTAACAACCAATCTGACTCAAGTACTTCTTGTTCCTCAATTTTTTTATTCATTTCTAGCATCTCAATATGCTTACGAAATGGAATAAATGTTTCTTCAATATGTTCAATTTTTCCGTCAATCATGAGGTCGATCGATACTGGTTCTGACATTTGTATTCCTCCATTTTTTAAAACACCCGCCCCTATTCGGTATTGTTTATTTCACAGGCGAGTTAGTTGTTATTATTCTTCAGCAGGCGTAATAACTGTAATTGTTGACTTAGCTGTTTTACCACCAGCCGTCACTGTAATATCAGCCGTTCCATCCGTTACGCCAGTGACGGTTCCGTCATTTACAACTGTAGCAATGGTGTCATCATTAGACTTGTACACCACTATCTTATCTGTTGCGTCAGCCGGCGCTACTATCGCTGTTAGCTTAATAGTCTTTCCAACTTCAACATTTGCCGCCGCAGGTGTTAAAGTCACATCCGTGACGGCTACGATTTTGGGACGGTGATTCCAAGTTGAGCCTTTAACTTATCAATTGTTTCTTGCGTAGAACCAAAATATTTACCAACATATTGTCCACTAGTCTCATCACTTTTATCAGAAGCCATTGCACTAAAAGTCCAACTATCAGCTTCTGGCTTAAATGTCTCTGATGGATCTAACGATTCAAACGAAATTTTTTCACGGGAGAACACGCCTTTATAAAATCCCAAAAGTGCTTGACCATCGTTTGTTGTAGATTCAAGCAATAATGCACAATATGGGGCTTCAGTGTCATTCCCGATATAAGAAATTCCGTCCGTCTCATCACCTTGACCACGATATCCCAGCAAAATATCTGCTTCGGATTCAGGTAAATCTAGCAATCCAAGCTCGGCTGAAACATCACCCACCCCTTTTCGAGAAATATAATAAGTGATATCTGATCCAGCTACTTTTGTTGCTTCTTTTGATAATCCTGAAATTTCAGCAGTGGTAGTTGCACCTTTATCTTGTTTACCTTCGACAATGATTGGCGTACCAGGAGTCCCGTCACCAGCATAAGGGACAGCAATTGCTCGTTTAAATCCAACTAACATAATTTTTCCTCTTTTCTGTTAATAGTTTGTGTCATAAAGTTTTGTATTACCTTCATATCTTCTTGCATCGACAAATAAATTTGTTTCTGGAAAATACTCATCAAGACCATCCGATAATTGAGCAAAATTAAAAGCACCCATTTCCTGTTGAATGGCTGCTTGCGTTTCTTTGCATATTTTTCTGTCGGTACCCTGAACATCAATTTGAATACTAAAGTTGACTGTTAATCCTTGATCACTTCCACCCGTTTGCTTTTGTGGTGGTCGTAAAGGCTTAATGATGATTCTTGGATATTCGTCATTGTTCGATTCAGAATAATCATAGAACTTAATGTGGTTACCAACATTTTTTTGAATCACGGTATTTTTAGTTAGCTGATCATAAATGCTGGTTAACATGTCTTGAATCATAATAACTTCTCCAATTCGTGTTTTTCTAATTCTTTCATGGGTTGTTTGGCGCTATCAAATGCATTTTGAACCTTTCCCATACCCCGCGGGCTATAAGAACGCCCAAATCTGGTATAGCCAAATTCATTTAAATGGACTAAACGATAACGTTGTTTTGAGCCACCGCCATCCCAACCAATTTTGATATTCCTTACACCACCGCGAGCTCTCGGCTGACCAACGGTAACTTCGTTGACGGTTGCACCAGTATCACGATAGCTACCGACAGCAGACTTTAATTTTACCGCCATATACCGTCCGGCTACTTTTAATGCGTCGTTAGAATATTTCGATACAGCCCTCTGACCCAATTTCTTTTCCATATTGGCAAGAACTTCGTCCATTCCTTTTATATTCACACTCATACATCATCACGTCCTAAAATGATTTTAATTACACGGTTATCTTCATAATCTGGTGCGATCTCTAGCACATTCCACAGTTGATAATCCCCATCACTCATCAAATTACGATAATCTTGCACTTTTACGACATGCTTATTGGATGGCACATATTCACCTAACGGATCAGGAATTTTGATAGTCAGTCCTTGTGCAGACTGGTGAGAGTCCAAGATAGCTTGATCTTTTACACTCGGATCGTACACAAGTGCCAAACAGTGAAACAGTTTTTCTCCTGGTGCAGCACCTGGTTCCGGACCATTGTTTGAATTTTGAGTATAAAAATAGACTGGGACGTTAAACTGTCCAGTCTTAATGTTAGGCGGTGTGTACTCAAATATTGGTCTGCTCATCGTCATCCTCGCTTTCTTCTATGGTATATGCAGAGACAGACAATGACAGTAAACTACTCTGAAAGTTCTCGTCAAAGAACTCTAATGAGTCATTGTAGATATATCGACATCTCTCCATTACTAGTTCCTTAAAGCGCGGATCATCAGCGGTTTTAAAACCGGTCCGATCCTGAATTGCTTGGATAGACGCAGTGATCCAATCATCAAAAACACCGTCTTGCATACTATGGAAGATATGAAGTCTACCCTTGAGTTCCTCAACCAATTCGGCATTTTTTAAATCAGTCATGCAATCACCTACTCATCTGTTTCGATAATTACCGGTCCATCGAATGATTCATTAGGTCCTTCATCCTTTGTGAGTTCTTCAATACGTGCTTTGGTAGTAGCACCCACGTATTTTTCAAAAGGGTACACATCCCCGATATTGTAAATATGTCCTTCTGCATTAATATTACCATCTCTAAACTGTCGAATTACTCGATACATAATTTACTCCTTTCTATTTATCTAAACTAGATTCCCCTACTACGGCTTCACCGACCTTCGGGGCTACGCTTTTGGGGCATCAGTCTTTGTGCCTGAAGCCGATAGATCCAAATCATATACAAATGCTGAATTGTTGTCTTCTGCTTTGCCATAAAAGAACTGCTTTGCTGTGTACAAGGTACCATCTTCCAAAGCCAATGTTTGATCAAACGTCTTAATATTAATGCCGCCAGCACAGTATGCATCATATCGATCAGCTACAAACGCGATTAACTTACCATCCGGAACGGCCTCCGATTCAACAACGTTAATTCCGAATGGATAGGCTAGCACCCATTGACCGTTTACATTTTGCATAGTCATGGCCGTTTCCATATCAACAGAGATGCCCGGTGAAACTAGCAGTGTTACTTTGCCTCGCGCAGCATAAGCCTTACCATTTTCCTTCTTAGATAAGGCCTTAACAATCGCACCTAATTCACGCTTAGCAGTTGCGTTATCTGCAAGAGTAATAGTTCCAACCGATTCTTTTTCAGGATAAACACCACCTGTTACTGTTACATCTTTTTGAACCTGACGATTCAATCCAATCGGTTGACTGTTCCCATCACCAGTAACGAACGCTAATTCGGCAGCTACAGCAAATGCTTCTGTAATTTGTGTAGTAACAAATGTTTTAATCCAAGGAGCACCGAACTCTAACACATCGTTTGGAATAGCCACGAATGCTGTCAGTTTAGATTGATCTGCCTTCTCGTCACTGAATGAAGCAGTTAATTGACCTTTAATTCCGTCAAACACTTTCCCCCAAACAGCAACTCCCTTGGCATCTGATTTCAAGAATTTCAGGCGAAGTCCGGTTGTTTGCAAATGAATAGCTTGTAGAAACGGATGATCAGTGGTTAAATCTTGGAAGATTTGATCAATCGTCGTTTCTGGCAACGTTACTTCTTCACTTTCTTTGTGTGTGAAGTCTCCAGAAGCTAATTCATTAAAGAACTTAACCTCTTCATTGGTAATCTTAGGATCAACAGTACGAGCATTGAACATCTCGTCTGCTTTTTCTTGGACTTGGTTAGTAATTTCAGCAATGGAATCTGAACTTAACGCATCCATCATTTCAGCAAAAGCACTTGCCTGCTTGTCTGAATCTGCACCTTCTTTTACTGCATCAGCATATGCTGTTCGTTTCGCAGCGAAGTTAGAAAATTTTTCCGTATTTAATGTCATTGGCATTTTGTATTCCTCTTTTCTTTAATTAAAAAGCAAACGGATTAAATTTCACCGCTTGCTTAGTTTTGGGTTTTACCGCGTTTGTTAAATTGTTTTGCACAATATTTGCAATACGCTTAATGTCATTGTCTGTGATTGTTGTCATAGAAGTAGCTTCACCAGTTTGATTGCTTGATTTATCTAATAATGCTGTTCGAGCCTGTTCAATTGCTTCATGCGATACGAGTCCTGATTCAAAAGAAGCTGTGAGTTCTAATTCAGGGTTGGAATCCTCAAACATAATCTCATCAACAAACCCCTGCTCTTTAGCTTTTTCAGCGTTTAACCAAGTTGTCTCCTTCATCACGTTCAAAATTTCTTCTTGAGACTTACCAGTTTTTGCTACATACGGTGCTGCAATGCTCTTATTAAATGTATCTAGGACCTCAGATTCTTTTTGATGAACTTGTGAGTCTCCGTAAACACTAGACTGGACATTGTGAATCATCATCTGCGCCGTTGGAGACATTGTTACATGGTCCCCTGCCATTGCGATTACACTGGCAGCACTTGCTGCCATTCCGACAATACTTACATTGATCTTTCCTGAATAGCTACGAAGTGCCGTATAAATCTCGCTTCCAGCATCAATCAGTCCGCCACCAGAATTAATCACAATATCAACATCTGTACCATCCTCTGGCAATGCATTATTGATATCATCAGGAGAAGTGGCTGGCATTTTGAACATGTCGTAGAACCATTTATCACCATCATTAATGATGGGGCCTTTAACATTAATCTGTGTCATTATTATCACCACCTTTCGTTGTATAGTTTTTAGTAATTACGTATTCATCTCCACCCTCTCGTGGAGGTAGATTGAAGTCACGACGTACATCGTTATTGTTGAGTGTGCCGGACGAAATTAGTTTATCAATATTTTCTGAAAGTTGGTAAATATCCTTCTGATCTAATCCAATTGGTTTAACGTGCATACCGGAGTCATAGTCAGCTTGATAAAAAATTTTAGCATTCAGTTCATCACGTATTTTTTTAATCAGTGGCTGATAACAGTAGGTAATGAAAGCTTTGTTATTTTGATCCACTTCTGCCATCTGACCGTGGATTAAAGCCGGTGGTACACCAATAATATTCGCAATATCATCAGTATATGAATCAATCAATGACTGAATTTCCGCCACCGATTGATTCTTTTCTCCAACTGTTCCTGATACTTCGTTATATTCGAAATCACGTGTAATTGGCACAATTGCCACACTATTCTTTTCGAATGATTGGAATAGTTTGTTGATATATGACTGAAGTTTCTTAGCATTTGAATCCTGTGTTCCGCTTGTCATATTTGCTTTAACGGTTCCTCGAATTTGATTATTACGTAAATTGATTTCGATTAGCCGTTCAAATAAACGACCATAGTCTGACCATAACCCGTCCGTAAAACGTTCGAGTTCATGATTGTTGTATGTCATGAACCAAACCTCATCCATATTGAATGAGCGTTGAAACGTATAATTCTTAACTGTCACACCATCAAAAATATCCGGATAATTTGCCGACTCATGACGAACATAGCTATCAGCTACTAATAGGTCACCTGTCTTATTAGTAATCACTAGAACTTCGTTATCCTTAATTAACGTGTAAACTAACTTTTGCCAAAAATCCGCAGCTGACGAATCCGTATTTGGCCTAACATTTAGTTTGTAATTCCACTTTTTGGATAGCGTGTCAGTTGCAACATCAAAACCATCCATGACTTTAAATTCTGTAGTACTCGCTGCCCTTGCAACAAAGTTGATGACTTTATCCAGTGCCATTCTTTTTGCATACACTTTGTTACCAGATTCATCCATGTAATTTATGTCATACATAAATTTCGTATCATCACGTTTAGTTAACAAGCTCTTGATATCAGTAAAGATTGACATGCACTTTTTTCACCTCCTTAAAACTCAACATCAAATAGCATATCCAGTTGTTCGCCAGCATCAGTATCGGGTAACTCATCCACTAAGTATTGCCCGTATTCAAATGCTTTAAAACCATCCGTCTTTCGTCGAATCTCCTCTTTTTTCCCATATTTCTTGTTTCCGTGTGCATCCACGGTCACCAAAACGTTCTGAGTATTCCATCGAAGAATAGGATCGTCACCCCAAATATATGTTGATGCAGCAAAACCATTTTCGATTCTCGGTGCTAACAATCCATCAATAGCGGTTGGATTTCTGATGACAACAACTTCGAAATTTGCGTCTTCAAAAAACTTCCGAAGCAAATCTGCCCGGAAGTTATCCATTACTACTTTTCTGATGTCATACTTTTCACGTTGCTTAACGAACCAATCGACAGCCTTTTGTGGATCAATTGTATTTTCGTCTAGTATTGTAATTAATCCATCCTGTGACCATTGACCGATTGGTGGTGCATTCCGTGGACGATTCTCTGGATCAGCAGAATATCCATAATACTTATCTACAAATCCTTTACGCGCAAACTGATGTCCAATAAAATACTGTGAGTCTTGAAATTTAAAAGTTAATCCGCAGGCAGTAAAGTCCCGAATACTGGCAAAATCGATTGATCCGATTGCCTCACGCCCAACCAATTTGTCATATGGAATTGGTTTATTCGTAGCTTTAATTTGTTCATATGGTGCCACGGACTTTTCAGGGTCAACCAGCGGTAAATCCATTCTTTTAGTCATGAACTCTTCACGTCCACTCGGTTGTGACTGCATTTTAATGTACTGCTTTTTTATCTTTCGAAATAACGTTTTTCCGTACGGAGTAAGTGGCTTAACCAACATAGGATTTGCCATCTGCCACTTGTCCATATCATCCACTTCATCTTCACTATTTAGTTTGCACCAAAATGGAAAGATCGTATCTGGAGGCAATTCTCCCCGCATAGTCTGTAATGCAATATCTTTCTTACCATCTAAATACCCGTCTCTAACATAACCATCTGATCCAATTTCAAACTGTCTGGATTCAGGCACCTTGCCAAGTCCAGATTCATATACTTGAACACCCGAATCATCAGGATACATATGAACTTCATCGAATACATCGAAACCATCTCGTAAACCGTCTTTTGTGTTACCATTTGACGTTTGATAAGTCACAGTTGATCCTGTTTGAGAAACTTCAATTTTTGACTTATTAGCATTAAAAACACTTAATCCTTCGCTGTGTGCCTGCACCGTATTATAAATTTCGGTGACTGACGTCTTCGCTTGATCCTCAGAGTTCGCAACAATGGAACCATTGTAGCCGGGGATATTGTTTAACGGACTAATGAAATAGGAGCTAAGTGCACTGATCATTCCATTTTTGCCTGCACCACGACCAACTATCCAGAGATGTTCGTCATAGTAAACATCCGAAGTATTAGAGTCATAAAGAAAAATGAACGCGTACAGAAATTTTTGATATTGTGCCATCGGGAAAAACCACTTTTCAGTGAACTTGATAGCATCATCAATCCGTTCTTCATTAAAGTAAAGATCGTCGTTTGAGAGAACATATTTCTTCAAATAGTTCACTAACATGATTCGCTCATTATTCAGCATGATATTGCCATTCTCATAGGCATTTATGTAATCATCTACATACTTTTGATGAATCATATCAGACCACCCTTTTCTCCCTTAGGGGGCGGTTTAGGATGTGATTTTTTTGATGTGTTCATGGCAGAATAGATTACTTTTTCTAAGTCCAACAATTGAATATTAAGTTTTTGCTTTTCGGAAATTGCAGGATTTAATTTTACATATTTTTGCGATCCATTTTCTACCACAATCACCATGCCATCAGCTTTCAACGTGTCATCAAGTTTCCTGTATATTTTGCGAAGATTTAAATAACGTGATATTTTTTCTTGTAAAATATAATTTTCCTTGTCACTATCTTCCTTTAAAAAGCGTTCAATATTTGAGATTGTCAATCCAACCACCCCCCTTTCAGTATTTTTAGGTGTCATTTTTCCGCAGTCGAGTCCTACCCACCGGTTCCCATTTCAAATTTTTCGTTGAATTTTTTTGACCCCGGGGGGGAATAAAATTTTGAAAATTATTTTTGATTTTGTCTGAGAAAACATTTTTCAACATAGAATTCAGATTCGTTGTCCAAATCCACGTTACCTGTTCTAGCGTAACGTTTGGCCTTATCAAATGAATCGAATGCCTTGTCAGTGATAACTAGGCCATGCGACTTCTTCATTACTATATAGATAAGTATCTCTTGCATTGCCTTACTCCTTAATCTATTCGTGCTGTGTGTTGGTTGAAGTCAACGAGCAATACGTGAATTCTCCTATCATTCATAACAACAGTTGCAGTTAGCATGTTAATGCCAGGTTGCTCATCGTTAGTAACGTACTGATAGCTGTATGAACATATGCCTACTCGTTCACCATCAACGATTATATCAGGCATGTTATGGTACATACCAACTACTATCTCTGCGCCACCTTGAGTTGTTGCTTTGATTAGCCGTGCCATCATCATTCTATCCTGATCCATGTCAATCCCACCTTTCATCCTTTGCCCACTTGTTAGGCTTCTTCTTAATATGTTTATGTACTGCATAGTTCATACGATGATGTCGTTTGTTGTGACAGTCCTTACATAATGTACGTAAGTTGTCTGGGTCAAGTGCTAACTCAGGGTGAAACTCTAGCTCCTTGATATGGTCAACCTCAAGCACACTGTCTGCTTGAGTAGTGACACGACCTTCAGCCTTACACATCTGACATTCATAGTTGTCCCTTGCCATCACCCAGTCCCTCAACTGTCGCCACTCAACTGAGTTATAGAACGCTGCACGATGAGCATGTGTATCTGTTTTGATATCCGTGTGACCACTCTCCTAACTGCGTAACAAAACCGCCATAGAATTAACTATGACGGCTCTTGATAAATTACTATGCTATTAAGATAACATGCTCATTGCAATAAAAACATTCAGTCCGTTAGTGTACATAAATCGAACATTACTTTCCAATTTTCCTATTATAAGAAAATTTAATAGCTATCATTAATGATTTCATACTGTCGGTCAGATTATCCGATAATTCATGAACTTTATTAATATCCTTCCCTTGGTTTCCAGACGGCTTAAAAATCCTTAATTTGTTTACATTTTCATTTAGGTTGTCCAACTCACTTTTCCATTCTTCATCACCAGACAACAAAGCCAACACAGTTCTGTTATACTTATCAATTCCGTTTTTATTTACTTTATCAATATCCTGTAATAGCTTTTTCACATCAACACTTTTTCCATGTGAGTCTTTATCATCACAATCATAAAGCAGTATTGAAACGTGTGTGTACATTTCACCAATAGTTCGAATTAATTCATTTATGGTACTGAGCCCAATTAATAAAATTTGATTATCAAAATCTATTTTTGCTTGCCTATTAATTTGCATTTTCGTATTTATCCACGCAAATAATGCCGCACCCATTACGCCGACTATGGATCCTAAATAACCGCCCCAAAAATTTAACCAGTCACTATTATTTCCTACTTTCGATGGCATTCCTTGTATACCAAAGCGGAGAAAGAGTGGCACCAATAATACAGCAGAGGCAATCATTGCAGTTACAGTTTCAATAACATTTTTCCCCAAAGTAATTCGTTTTATCCCGAAAGTAAGGCATACTGCATAGATAATAACTAAAATCATGATAAAAGCTAACATATTTTTCCTCCCAATAAAAATAGACGTACCATAATAGTACGTCTACTCAACAACTGTGTCAGCGAATTTATCAATAAAATCAAGCCTGCGGTGTAATTCAGCATGTTTTTGTCGAACATAGCTGGTCGAATAGTTCAACTCCTCAGCAATATTTTCGAGCGTCTCCCCCTCAATGTACTTCTTGCGTAATATCTGTTCCTCGATACCATCGAAGCAATCGACTAACTCTTTCAAGTCCTTAGCAGCCTGTTCACGCCATTTAAGTTCAGCGTGTAGTCGATCTAATTCGGCTGATAACTTCGCTGGTCTCGAATTCTTACCCATAACGTGCATATTTGCCAGATCACCATTTGTCCACCGGCTTGCTTCAATTCCCGTTTTATTTATATTCCATTTGAGATAGCTAATGTCCTGTTTAAGTTGCAAATAGTCGTTCAACCACTCATATCTTGATCCGTTTAACGCCATCACTATCGCCATCCCCTATGATATAATTAGTCTTGTGAGAACTATAGAGATGACGTCCATTTATGGGCGTCTTTTTTCGTGCCATCATATAAACAGCACAGCCAGCTTCGGAAATTTAAACACCAGCAGATACAATACATATACGATTGCCATCAGGCCAACGAATGCTAGTGTGCCTGTAATAGCGTGTTTAAACTTCAACAGTCTTCACCCACCCGATCATTCAAATAGTTATCAAACATCTTTTCGATATCTTTATTTGCCTGTTTAAGTTCCGCAAAATTCGTAATACTTTTATCACCAGTCCGAAGCATGTTCCGACGAATCCCATTCAAAGCGTGCTTTAGATTGGGATAGTGTCCAACCGACAGACCTATCTTAGTTGGCTTACCTGTTTTGGGGTTGCAAGTATCCTTCATTACTTCCAGTTCATATTTGTTACTCGCAATATGATAATCACCAATTTTCATATCAATCATTTGGCTCACCTCGTTTTCTTGTATAACAACCACAATAGTAAAATATATAAAGCAACCATTACTAAACCGCAGGCTACAACACCAGTTAAAATTTGAGTCCAAGACGCATTCCACAACATTTCAAAAATTTGTTTCATTCGTCTACCTCCAACAATTCTGGATTTTCGTGAATGTTGCCGATAATCTCTGGAATCATATCGTCCCAAACATAATTCCGGAATCCACCTGTCCAAACACAGAAGCCACCATTGAAAAACATAACTTTTCCGGTGTAATCAGTGCCTTGATAATCATTTTCACAGTGAACAATATCCCCTTCAAAAATCTTATTGCCATTAACATCTTTCAATCCGGTGTACTGCTCAACTACGTATTTATCAGGGCTCATTTCAGCGAAATTTAAAATTGTTCCTGCCCTACCATATTTCATAGTTTGCCCGAAATTTGAATCTTTAAATGGCGTATACCACGCTCTAAATTCTGGTGTCATTCGTCATCACCCTCACGATCTACAAATATCTCTGCGATGGCATTAACCACTCGATCGTTATACGCAAGATCGTTATAACCGTAGTGTGCTAATTCCCATTTAATATCATTTTTAGTCATTCATCGCCACCTAGCTTTCTGCCACACATTGGGCAATATATGATCGTCACGTTGTCTTCATAAAATTCTGAATCCATCATCCTTAATGACACCTTTTTTGAATTGAATACAATAGTCGCCTCAACATTCTCATTTGAAATTTCTTTAAATGGTTTGTGGCAATACGGGCAATTAGCCTGTTTTTCTTCTAATTCTGTCATTCGTCTACCTCCACCCATTCATATCTTTTATCCCAGTGCTGTATCTCCCACACTAACTTGGCCCACTCACTGAACTTAGTCATCATGAAACTTCAAATCCTTGATTCGCTCATTGAGGTAATATTCATAATCCTCCATGGCGTTTAACTGCATACCGAGAAATGTACATTGCTCGTCTGAGACTGACGTTACCTGGCCAACCGTATGGTATTCATTCGCCACCCTGTTATAGAATTTTTTCAATCTTTCAATTTTTACAATCAATTCGGAACTCTCAGTTTCTAGTTCTTTAATTACTTGTTTATTTGGTTTCATTCTTCAACCTCCGCTACCTCGTAACCATCTAGCCATGCGCGAGCGAACTCATCACTGTGAGCTCGAATCCAATCGCTTTCTTTGCATGAGGCTTGGTCCCAGTCAAGAGCACCATAGATTGCACCATAAATATTAATTTCGCCTTGATCAAGATCTGTTTCACCGCGCTTAACTTCCTCAATATAGTTTGCTACGCACTCTGGAATCACAGGCAATTTCTTATACGTCTTCTTGAAAATCTCGTCCTTAACCAGCCACTGTCCACCTCCAGCTCCTGTTGCAATCCAATCGCCAATGTGACATTCCAGTTCGCCTTCCAATGTCTTGATGAAATAACGGCCTCTTGGTACCAGTTCATCCAGCACGGCTTCACTAAGATCATCTGCCGATTCGATTCGAATTCCATACTTTTCAAACGTTTTCTGCCAACCGTCAAGTTGTTCAAACTCGGTTGTTCCTGTTTTGATGTATTTAGTCATTGTCGTCCTCTAGCAAGTCAGCCTGGCCGTCTGCTTCTTTGTTTGCACTGTCAACATCGAGTTCTATTTGTAGCGGTGTAATCTTAATTCCGATAATGCTATCGAGTGATCGTGTTAACTCATCAAAACGGCCATCTAGCAATTCAGTGTCAACTTCAAAGTTTACTTTTGTGACACCCTGTTTAGTTGGATGAACATCCGTTAAGACGGCTCGAACTTCAATGCTGTTATCTTTAATTTCATCTGTCATTTTAAAAATCTCACTTTCGTTTATACTCGGGTAACAAAAGTAACAGAAATTACCCAAATTCCTATATATACTATTAATATATATTTAAGTATATTAATGTTACCTGTTACCAATGTTCCTCAAACCCGTTACTGGCAAGGGCTTAACTAGGTAACATTTTTTCTAGCGGTAACATTTTATTTTTGTTACCACTTTTGAGTAACACTTTTTTTCTGTTACCGTAACTTATTACTTGTTACCTATTCTTTAACGTACGATCTAACAGGTTTCCCGGCTATTTTCACTAGTTTTTTAATGAACCCTTCACGCGTCATGACCGTTACAATATTCTTCTTCAATGTTTTACCATCGCATTCAATCTGATTACTGTAGCAGTATAGTTCAACATTATTGGTGAATTGCGATACTGGTATGCGGTCTTGTCCGACATATTCTGTGTCCTTAACGTGCATAATCGCATCATCAATTTCAGAATTGACGTTCAAGTTGCTGTTGATTTGCTCAAAGTCATGCTGATACATCGCTTTGTTAATTCGATCGATGTCGGCATCATTCTTGACGTAGTATGCTTTCGCCTCACCCAACACATTCTCATACCAGCTATCTGGCAATTCAAAGGCTCGTTGCTTGATCTCTCCCTTGTTAACGATTAGTGGAATGATTCGCCTATTGCCACCCATATCAGTCAGATATTCATAGTCATTTGTGGTCCTCGCAATGACGAAATGTCGTGACTTAATTAATGGATTACGTCCATAAGCTGGCCGATAGGTGAACTCACTTGTAGAAACAAACTTTTTAAACGCTTTTTCTCGGCTAATTTCAGTGACTTGCATTTCATCATCATTAATTAACAAATTTTTTAGCATGACTTCGAAACTGTCCTTGCTTGTATAGCTCATAAATTGATCAGTGTAATAATCTTGACCAAGCCGTTTCAGAAACGTCGTCTTGCCGGTTCCTTGTTGGCCAATAATGTCGAGTGAGTATTGAAACTTACCTGTTGCGACACTGTAAGCACCGGCGACCAAGTTAACAATCCAAATTCCTACTGCCTGATTAATATGCTCGTCATCGTTGCCAAACACGTTTTTAGCAATCGACCATAGTCGGGGCTTGCCATCCCATTCTTTTGATTCAATCCAGTCATATGCTGATGAGTACGTGTTCTGTGTACTAGCCATTGCTATAGCTTCGTTAACTTTTGAGTTGGTTAACGCAACGTCATACTTGCGTTCCAGAAATGTTTGAATCAGGATGGCCTTGTTGTCTGTCATCCGGCCATGGTCAATCATGACCTCTTCTTTTGAAAAATCAGATTTAATATTAATTTCATTAATAAACTCGTCATAGCGGACGTCCAAATTGTCATTGATCATTTCCGCAATTACGGTTGTTTTTTTAGCGCCCACCTTCCCACTTCCTCCATGCTGTTTCTATTGTTCGATCTACTTCGTATTGTGGCAGTCCGCTTTTTTCGTTTGCGATATCAACTACTGCTTGCGTTTGTTTGTCATTGAACCCCATTGTGAATAGCGTCCAAACTAGCAAACTCATGTTATTGTTGCGTGCCCCAGGTTGACCGAAACCTTCTGTGATCATTGCCAATTCGGGAATTGTCTGCGTAGTCATTGTGTTGCTGGATACTGCCACTTGCGCATTGGTCTTATTAGCTTCATAAAACGCCCATAAATCTTGTGGTAGTTCGACAGCCTCGGATAAATCAGTGTCTGGGTTAACTACAACGAAATTATTCTTACTAGCCTTAATATCTAATCCATTCACGATCCCAATAGCTTGCGTAATATATTCGGTGTTTTCAAAGTAAACATGAACTCCTCGTCCCGACACCGACTGCTCGATGACACCGGACTCAATATCTGGATTATCGATTTTAAATCGGTCAAACACGTCCATACTGTCGAAGTCGAACACCACATAGTCCTCACCACTTAATACCAAGCCGATTTCATACGTCCTTTTCCAGTTCGATAAAATCCAACGTCTGTCAGTCTTATCAGTCGCGTAAGCTCTAAACGGTTGCTTCGAGGCATGGTGTTCGCGATCATAGGTGACTCGTATTGGAGTAATATCATAGCCTTCGTCAATCCATCTAAGCGCTTCGCTTTTGATTGCCATTGCTAGAAGGCGTTAACTTTTAAGAATGTGTATTCAGGGAAAGGCTGTGTGCCATCACTTTTTTTGGCTGGCGTGCTCTTTTCAACTTTAACATTGAGTTTATCGACCAAAATTTGTAAGGCTTCAACGACCGCTTCATTCCCTCGCCGAATAGCATCAAGACTAAGCGCGGCCTTGTAATTTTTATCCGATAAGATTAAAGGCTGCATAAGCTGGAATACGTTTCGTTGCCACATTTTTTCGGGTAATTTACTTCCGTCAGTCTTTTTTCGACTGACCGAAATTCGGAATCCGTTGTCGGTATTGCCATCAGCGTCTGTAAATTCAAACTGCACTGCAGTCCATGCTGAACTTTGACTTTCATATAATGATACATCCGTAAGCTTTGCTTCTGTGATGCCGTCATCAAAACCAAACGCTTGGGGTTCCTCTGTGTTTTCGTCTAACTGGTCAAACCATTCATCCATATTTTTCATTTTCATTCTCCTAATCTAATCCAAGTTCTTTTAATTTTTCGTTACGTGCCTTGAGTGGGTCGAGCACTGCATCAAGTGGCTTTTTGAGCTCTTTTTCGTCCCAGTCATAGCGCTTCTTCATCCATTTGGCTTCATGCTTGTTATTAATCTCAATCAAGCCATCAGAATAGCCACCGATGATATCAAATTGTTTGTCCTTTAATACAACGCTCAAACCATCATCAGTCATCCTAGCTCGCATGAGGTAGTATACGTTCAGTCCTGATTGCGACAGTGCTCTGACTATGCTAGTAAATGCCTTGCTGAATTCCGAATACCCGGCACCATAGCCACCGTTGGCATCCTTTAGACTGTTGGCCTTGTACTTCGAAATAATCTCGTCTTCAAGTAATTGAGCCATGTCTTCGACTGTATCGATCACGATTGTTTCATAGCCAAACTCGGCAGCATTATCGATGATGTTAATTACATCGTCGTACTTCTCTGGCACCTCACCGTTGTAACCCGCTTCCTTTGCGTTTCGGTCAAACGAAATGAAATACGGCTTACTTGCCTTACCTGCCAACGTGGTCTTACCAGCCATAGGCTCGCCATATACTGCCAACCGCTTAGGGAGCGGCTTTTTTAAAATCGGTTCTTTAAATCTTGTCATTTTGATTGCCATCAATCACACCTCCAAAGTGTTTGAATGCCCAAATGCTACCGTCGTTAACCGCCTTAGCACATTCCTTACCTCGATCGATTACTTTCACTGCATCGCTAATGAACCCGCTAATGGTTACCCATCCGTCATATAAATCTCGTTCGGTTAATTGATAGTCATAGATAAATGGCGTGTCCTTATTTTTTTGAATATACAAAATGTGGGCATCCGTCTTGTTAAACATGTGAGCGTAGAACGCAACCTGACACACGTAGTTCACTTCACGATGGTCTCGAAACGATCCATATTCCAGAAAACCTTGAAAGTCATTTGAAGCAACCGTCTTAAAATCGTAAACGGCATTTTCCGTGAGCATATCCGCTCGACCAGTGACATTGAACTGAACCTCACGTTCGTCCACTAGAATCGAATTAGCTTCTTCAAGTGGGATTTCGAACTGGATATTATCTGCAATATTCGAAACAAAAGATCGTAAGTGGATACCAACAATTTCAGCCTCTTTAAAGCTACTTTTAAGTTGTCCCTTAGTCTTTCCTCTGGATGACACTAGAAGCTCCCTATCGCCATCTGAGAGCCCTTCAAACATATCTCTACCTTCAGCAATGTTGTGAACGATTGTGCCATACAATAAGGCGGTGTCGTCGCCTTCAAACCATTTTGACTCACCAGTATAATCTTCCAAGGCGCGCAGTGGATTTCGTGCAAATTTGAATGCCCGTGTGGGACTCATGTGTATTTTTGCTTCGTTTTGTACTGTCATATTTAATCCTCAAACATTTCTGCATTGAAATTTGTTTTCTCATCCAATGCCATTTTGATGTTATCGTCGATTGTGCCATGAACGATTAGGTAGTCCCGAGTAATCTTACTAGCCTGTCCAATTCGATAGTTGCGATATTTTGATTGATCGAAGTCAATGAAACTATCTGGTAACGACCACCAAACGGCGTGCTTAAAATCATTTAATGTAAGTCCCGAACCACTTGAAATTTGAATCAGTACGAAGTCTCCTTTGGGATTAAATTCATCACCGTTCACGTGACCAACCCTGTACTTCTTCAATGCTTCATCTAGCAATGCTCGCTCGGTGTTAAACGTGTAGAAGATAATCGTTTTGTCTTCGCCGTATTCTTCTGCCACCCCATCTAACCATTCAAGTTTGGCCTTGTTATTTTGGTTCTGGCGTTGGTAAATTCGACGCTCAATATGATTATCAAAAATGATCTTGTCATCTTTTTTGTAAGACATCCGTGTCTTGCGATAATTACTATCGGCGTTGAACTCGATCAACCGTTCATAAATCGGTGGTAGCTCCGTAATATCATCCAATGTCACCACATCACTCGTAATCGACTTGAACCACGCTGTTAACTTGTCGGTTTGCTTGCCAACATGCCAGATTGGGTACTTGCTCCAGTATGGTGTTTCAGCAACCTTGTATAGGTCTTTAAATTGTTTGTGTGTAGCAACATGGCGGAAATACAAGGCGTACATCTCTAGGTCATCGAATTTACCATTGGTTGGTGTTCCCGATAAAAAGATGAACCCTTTGGCCGTGCTTAATACTTTTTGTAATTTCTGTGATCGTGCTGATTTATTTTTGAACTTGTGCGCTTCATCCACGATGATAAACTTGCCGTAAATCTCGGATGATGTTAGTTTCTTCACGCCATCAGTTGTGACAACCTTCATGCCGTTTTTAAAGCCAACCAAGTTAGCATCCTTTTCCCAACTCTTCGCCTTGACGACTTGCCGAGGTGCAACCACGATTACATCTTGATTCGGAAACCATTTCATTGCATGGCATAAGCCCATAACTGTTTTACCCGTTCCCATTTTCATGACGTAGTAATAAATGCTTTTTGACTTAGCAAGTTGTGCCGCTTGGGCTTTGTATAATTTAAATTCTGTCGTAGTTCCACACCTCCAAGAATCTCTCCCAACTGTCGATTACAAACCAAGCGCCACCATTGCGGATGATCTTTCGACCGTTTGTTTTTTGTTCGGGGCTGACAACGCCCTTGCCATCAGGTCGCTTAATTTCTAGTCCAATAAATTGACCGGTGGGCATAATCGTAATTACGTCAGGGGTTCCGATTGGAGTACCTGGTGAGCCGCCTTGCGTCTTAACGACGAACCGATTCTCGCTGCGCAAATACGAAATGATCCTAGCTTGCAATTTAGCTTCTGATTTCATTCGACGTCATCACCTTCAACAATTTCTACGTACTTCAAACCATGTTTAATTAGCCGGACAGTGATTCTGCTCATTGATACTCCGGATTGTTTACTAATCTCTTTAACCATGGCATGCACATCGGCCGGTAGAAAGATTGGTTTCAAACCCTCTTTAGTCGTGTACTCTTTTTCGATGATGATTTTTGGCTCTTCCATTTGCCTACCTCTTTTCTGGATTAAATTCCGTGTTGCATTCTTTAGCTCCGAGTTGTTCTAAGACCTGTTCTGCACCGCAAACATGAATGTAGTGGCTCAAAAACATTAAAGCGTCGAAACTCTTGTAGTTTTCGTGATCCAGAGTGAAATATGATTCGTCACTATAAATCGGTTGTCCTCTGAAATCCGAGGTAATAGCGGTTGGTTCTGGATCAATTTGCGGATTCTCTGAATTCAAGTCATCCTGTTGTTCAGTAGTAGCGTCCCAGTTAATATCCTGATTCATAGCTCCACCCCATTAAACGGTTGAACTCGGCCGTCATCTTTTCACGATTCTTGAACGCTTGAGCACAATTCTTGTACTCCATTGATTCAGGATCACTGCTAACCCACAACGTGTCAGTTAATAGGTGGTCATGTGCGTAAATGCGCCGCTTCATTTCACGTGCTTTAACTAATTCCATTGCTCTATTTTCCTTTCCGTGTTAAATTGAATGCGTAAAATATTTTCTTGATTAGCCGATATGGGGTGCGACCCGTATCGGTCTTTTTGTATAAACAATTAGTTGTGATTAAATAGTTATTTTTTGTGATCGTTGTTGTAAACTCCTTATGAGATAATTATTTTAAAAATTGAAAGTGAGATGCTATCTTTGCAAAAACAAATTAAAATATCATTCACAAATATTTCTTCAGCTACATTTGATTTTCAAATACCAAACTTTTGTCCTAACTGTGGTAAAACAGTGGCGCCAATTGTTGAACATTCAACAACTTCTAATAGTTCAAATGATACAGATTTTTTGGTTGGTTTATTACTTAGGTGTTCCGATGAAAAATGTAATCAATATTTTGAACTTGAGTATCATGGAACACGCTCATTACTTCAAAACGGGAATCATGCGCATCGCATTGATGATCACCCTGTAAAACAAAACACTATTCCACCAGTTGACGACAATTTTCCAGCAGAAGTTTCCGAAGTATCTCCCATATTCAAAAAGACTTATGATCAAGCTCTCATGGCCGAGAACATAGGCTTAGACCAAATTGCAGGTGTTGGATATCGCAAGGCTGTTGAGTTTCTCGTTAAAGATTATCTAATCTCCGTAAAAAACAAACCTGCTGATAAAATAAAGAAAGACTTCTTAATGCCCGCAATCAACGAAATCGACTACCAGCCGATTCATGATCTTGCGACAGCTGCCACGTGGATTGGGAATGATGAAACACATTACGTTCGAACATGGGAAGATCAAGATATCGAAGATATGAAAGCTTTCATTCGTTCATGTGTATTCTTCATCTCATCTGATTTAAGTGTTATTAAATCTCAGGAAATGATTGCAAAAGTAAAAGCGGAAAAAGAAGCTAAGAAGAAGCAGTCAAACTCTTAATGTAATCAAGCAATAGGACATTCGTTTCTATTGCTTTTTTTGCGGCCTCTTCTGCAATTTTGAGTCTTAATTTAAGTTGCTTAATCTCCTTATCCTGCTCTGTGTTAATCAAACAGATCACCCTTACTTGCGTGCCAACCTAGAAATCCACCAATCAAACCAACTACGATTACAAATCCAATCTGTGATACTGCCATGCTTGTCAGATCCTTTGCTATATAAATTTTGTACTCGATATTTCCCTCTTGCCTTAGCTTGGATTTTAGGTTTAGTTGTACAGCTGATTTTCAGATATCCATTTATCAACTGCTTTTAAGGAATATCGGTATTTTTCTGAGTCACCAAGTAACATTCTTGGGAACCCCGGTGTTGTTACAATCTGATCGATTTTTGTGGGTGAGCAATGAAACTTCTTTTTCTGTAAGTAAGACTTAGTCACAATATCGTCATCGTTCAGATGGTCATCAATCAGGGGCTGCATCATTTCAAAAAGTTTTAGAGTTAGATTCTTCAGTAATGGTTGACTTGTTTCATCATCGAATTGAATATTGAACGTTTAAATCACCCTCTTTCTTATTTTCCTAAAGACGACTGTACGTGCTTGCGATATACTTATTTCACTTATAGGAAAGTGAGGTGAAACGTGATGAGGTTTACTGGTGCCGTTGTTAAGGAGCAAGGTGTCACATTTTCAATTATTCAGGTCAAAAGTGGTTCGTTGACACAGAATAATTTGCAAAATGCGCAGAGACAGGCTCCTAAAAATTTTCCTAGACCAATTATTTTGGCCGAGCAAACAACTACTGGATTTAGATATTTAGGGAAACCCGATATTGTTAATTTTTTAGGTAGTATTTACTCGGAGCAAATTCCTTGGAGAGATTACACCGCTTAGCTTCTTTAGATTGATTGGTTTTCCATACGACTTATTCGAATGTGCCAGCATTCGCTTGAGTCGTTTATTTTTTTGTCGACGATTCAATTACTGCACCTCCCTTCTCTGGCTCTCACTTCTGGTAGGAGCTTTTTTGATTTTCAGATAATTCACCATTCTTACTTTGCTATACGTGTGTACACGTATAATGAAAGTGAGGTGAAAATAGTATGAATCCAGAAGATCTTGAAAAGATCATCGGCGAAGTTAATGAGAATATATACAAATCCGATTTAACTCCAGAAAAGATTGAAGAACGTGTCAAAGATTATGAAGACGAGAATGGACAAGTTGAGATAACGAAAATGCTCAGATTTGTGATGCAAGAATCTCATGACTACACCAGTATCTTTGCACACGATCTTATCTTGCACCTCGCCGACGAGGGCTATTTAGTTGATCCAAAAAAGAATCAGTAACCAACGTGTTACCGTATAGTACCGCCTTTAACGCTTCGTGTTCCTCGCTACCGCAAATAGCTTGGAGCACGTTTTTTAGTTCGTCTGGTGTACCTTCAATTGTTAGTTTCATTTATTTCACCTCCTTAGTTTTGTAATTTATTATTTTGGCAGCGTTGCATTGAACTGCATTTCACGTACAACTTTTACTGACAAACTTTGCCATAGTGATTGAGTTAAACCATATTCAGTTGCAATGGCAACCAGCTTATTTTTTACTACTTCTTCTTGCTCAATAGTGATTAATTTTTTTGAATTCATTTCTGTCTTTTCTTTCTTTATTGAAACTGTTTACTTTAGTGGTATATTGAAATTATTAATATCAAATGGAGGATTAATAATTGGGTACAAAAATGAAACAAAAGATTTGTCTAAACGGACACCAAATTTCTAGTGGTGTTGAACCAAATATCATTACAAATGAATTTTGTGAAAAATGTGGGGAGAAAGTGATTAGTACTTGCCCAAAATGCAAAACAGATATTTTTGGTTATGATAAAGATAATGAACTTTATGCAATTACTGGTGGAGTTAAGGTTCCACAATACTGTAAACAATGTGGTGCTCCATATCCGTGGACTGAAGCTGCCCTTAAATCTGCACGAGCTTTAATTAAACTATCTGATCTAGACCAAAAAGAAAAAGAAGATTTTAATGATGTTGTTCCTGATTTGATATCAGATACTCCTAAAACAAAAGTTGCTGCAGTGAAGGCTAATCGTTACTTAGCCAAAACTGGGGCTTTTATTGGTAATGCCCTTAAAGACCTCTTGGTTGATATTGCCTCCGAAACAGCTGTCAAAGCTATGCATCTTTGACCAGCGAAGCCCCACACCTTTCACAATAATTACCAGGATTTGTCATCTGCTTGCAATTCGGGCATTTAATTAGTCCCAATTTTCGAAGCTGATGATTATAAAACACGTCTGGTACTGGGATTCTTAAATGAATAAGAATGTACTTCATTTTTATTGTTCCTTCCTTTCGTTGAAACCGTTTACTTTAGTGGTATACTTGGAATAGTTCATTTATATTGGAGGTGAAAAAATATGAATTTAAAACAAGCTTCACTGTTCGAATATGGTGTTAATATGCTTTTGAACCAAATCGAAACAGAAACTTCAAAAAAGTGTGTATGGTTTGCTGACCAAGAACGTTTCATAGCAGATTTCTATGAACATGATCCATTTAAAGATGATGGAAAAATGATTTCATTTCGTGAACAATTTGTTAATAATCTTGTCAAAAATGATGGTTTTGGCGATAAAGCAAGAGCCCTATATAATGATTTGCCAACTTTTATGAAACAGCTTAATTCGTTTATATCAAAATTAAATGAATCTGAATTTGTTGATGTTCCAATATTAAAAAACGTCGACTTTATTGATAACGACTCACAACCATTTGGTTTTTACATTTTCCCAGAATGTATTGGCTTTTCTGCTGTCTCTATCATTTCTCCCGAAATTGTGGAAAAAAATTAACGATATGGTCTAAAGTATGTTGAAGCTCAGCAGCTTGTTGCTGGGCTTTTTCAATTTCATTTTCTAGTACGTCTCCGTTTTCTAAAACAAGAGATAAACCTGGATTTTTGCTTTCTAAGGTTTCCTTATTAAGTGTTTTAATACCGGTTAATATTTCATCTTTTTTCATTTTGATTTTTTCCTTCTTTAATTTTTATTAATCAAGTTGTTAGGCCGTTGCTTGCTGGTCTAATCCGTCATAGATTGCCTTGCTCACCGATAAATTTAGATGATACTTATCCTGTAAAGCCATCAGGCTAACTGTGTCTTCTAAAATTGGCTCACGTTCCGTTAACATTTGCGGTGTCATTTCACTTTTCTTGACCATCTTTGGATAGCCGAATTTAGTTGATACCGCCTTGTTAGCAATCGTATTAGCCTTCATGAAGTCCATTTGGACTGGGTGTGATAATGATTGGCAAAGTTGATTCATCGTTTTACGCTGATGTTCCTTATCAAGCGTTCGGAAAATATCAAAGCCTTGTAAGCCTGATTGCTCACGCAACTGTTTGATGACGCTGAATACCCATTCTTGAAATTCTTCTGCCTCTTTTTTATGGCTTCCAAAGATCGCTTTGTAAATTCCGAATTCTGTCAAAACAAGTGATTTACGTCCCTGACCCTGGACTTGCAAATTGACAGTCCAGATATATTTTTCTGGAATTCGTTTAGTCATTTGCTTTGTATCTGAGTAATCCAGTGCATCGGAAACATCTTTAGCAACTGCAACCCATTCGTTATTAACTTCAACAAATCGGATTGAATGTCCATTCCATAGTTCTGTTTTCATTTTTAAGCCTCCTTATCGCTTTTGTACGGTTTAACCGTAACGGACGGCAAAAAATTAATTTCGTTATAGCTAACATCAAACACATCTTCGATTTTTTGAATAACAGGAACGTTTGGAAAGGTCTTGCTATTCTCATAATTACGCCATGTATCTTCGCTAACACCAATTAACTTTCCCGCTTGTTCTTGATCCAAACCACTATTTACGCGGATAGCTTTTAAAGTCATCTTCATTGCTTGGCCTCCTTTCGTAAATAACTATATTACGGTTAAACCGTTATTACAAGACTTTTTTACTTTAAAACCGTATTTTTTTAATTTAATCCTTGATTTATTTACGGTTTAGACGTATATTTATCTCATAATTCTTCTACTAAAGGAGCGCAAAAAATGAGCAGTCTTGGAAACAAAGAAATAATGGCTAAAAATATTCAGAGATATATGGATTCTCGCGGCATTGATCGTAAAAGGCTATCCGAAGATTTAGATGTCAGCTACACGACTTTGACCGACTGGATCAAGGGAAAGACTTATCCTCGCATTGATAAAATTGAACTGATGGCTAGATACTTCAGAATCTCAAAAAGTGATTTGGTTGAAGAACCAGATCAAAATAATAACGAAGCTGCCCAGACAATTGCTGCTCATATTGATGACGACACACCCGATGATGAGCGTGAACAAATTATTAATTTCATTGAAAACTTAAAACGAGCACGCTCTAAGGATGATGATTAATTTATGTACAGGTATGAGCAATTAGCTGAAACACGGCCTTATTTAAAGATTGAATATGTAGTACCACCATCGCACCATATGGGTGGCTTGCTTATCGATGATTTTATTTATTTAGATCGCCATCAATCAAATTGTGAAATGAACCAATGGCTGCAAGAAGAATTCGCACACTATGATTACACGGTTGGTGATATTTCAAAGCAGGAAACTTTAGATGACCGCAAACAAGAGAAGCTAGCTCGTTCGCGTGCTATGGAACGAACTGTAACGCTAGATGGATTGATTGACTGCTTTGGTAAAGAACTGTGGACACCCGAAGAGATTGCTGATTACTTTGACGTGACAATTGAGTATTTATTTACCGCATTACAAAACTATAAGGATAAACGTGGGGTCATCTTCAAACATAGGGCTTATTATTTCGACCTAAGACGTAATGTGAATATAACTCGGATAGAATAAAAGTATTGTCCCTACGCAAATGACATTAAACTGGGTGAAAACTAAATCTTGGGGGATTTATTATGAAAAAGATAGCAACGCTTGGAATCGTTGCAGTTGCTGGCTTTAGTTTAGCAGCATGTGGTAATTCCGAAGCTTCAAAAAGTTCATCGAAATCATCACCGGCTAAAATTGCCAAGCCTACTCCAAAAAAGATAAACAAAAATATGTCAAAAGTTGGTGTCGCACAATACAAAATCAACTCTGTACTTTCTGAAAAGATCACAAATAAAGAATCAAACTATACCGATGCTGAAAATAATCTAAGTGATTTAAAACAATTGAATCACTCATATTATCGAGTAACCATTAATTATCAACTAAAAAACACTGGGGATAAACCACTTGATATGTCCTATCAAAATACATCAGTGATCGATGATAATGGTCAAGATTACACCATGGAAGGAAATAGTGGTGGTTTTTGTTTAGATGAAGGTGCTGGTGGCAGTTCTATACAACCAGGTTCTTCAACTTCAAGTTCATTTATTCTCATTTCAAATCACAAGATACCTGCAAACGACTTCAAATTAAATGTCGGTGACCAAGTGGATCATGATGGCAACACAATTGCCACCGGCGGAACTGCAACATTTCAATAGATTTATGTCCACTCACAAATGACGACAAACTTAATATTACGTCCAAGCGTGATCGACGCTAAAAGCTGAAAGAAAGGATATTGCTAGATATGTTAAAAGAATTCAAAGATTTTATTGCAAGAGGAAATGTAATGGATTTAGCTGTTGGGGTCATAATTGGTGCGGCTTTCACCGCTATTGTAAAATCCCTTGTCGCCAATATTATTAATCCATTTATTGGATTGTTCCTAGGAAAGATAGATTTTTCTGAATTAATTTTTTCTGTAGGAAACGCTCATTTTAAATATGGCTTATTTATCAATTCAATAATTAACTTCTTGATTATTGCACTCGTTGTATTTTTAATGGTTAAAATGATCAATAAACTTATGGTAAAAAAAGAGGAAGAAGTAGTAGAAGCAACACCAACAGCCGAAGAAGCTTATTTAAAAGAAATTGTAGAATTATTAAAACATAACGATAATTCTGACACTAGTGCAAAAAGTTAGTACTAAATGAAAAAGCAGTTTCTCTCTCGTCAAGAAGTTGGAAAATATTCAGATTATACTCAAACTAATACTCAATTTTTTTGCTAAGGAATAAATTATCTTGATTAAGCATTTAATTTAAGAAGGTATGCCTAGTGGAAATTGAAATTTTTTTACTAGTTGTAATCATTTTAATAATCATATGCCTGTTTATAAAATAATAAAAAGCCATATCCCCTCCTGATTGGATATGGCTGTACATAGAAGTGAATCATAAGTAAACATATTACTAAACTCGAAAGGAAGTGAATCAAATGGCTAAGGAAAAATTAACCTTACAAGGGCAAATAGACCATATGTCTGAAAAAGAAATTGAATTTAACATAATGTCCGTTGCTGATGCAAAACATATGTTATCGAAGGTTAATTACTATTTTAAAGTTACGTCGTACCGCTCAAATTTTGTAAAAGACTCCAAAGGAAAATATCAAAATTTAGATTTTGCGTACTTAACTGATCTAGCATCAATCGATATGCAACTTCGAGATTATCTATTTGATTTATCGCTTGACATAGAACATGGGATAAAAGTTACCCTACTAGATTTAATTTCGAATGATGAGAATGAGGATGGATACTCCATTGTTCAAGATTTTAAAAGTAGCCACGAAACACAATACACACAAACTATGAATTATCTTCAAAGAAATCGGTATTTGAGTGATATGTATGCTAAGCATCATGACAATCCAGCTATTTGGGTGTTTTTAGAAGTTATGACTTTCGGTACCTTATCCATGTTTGTAGATTTTTATTTAAATCGAACTAATACACGTAGAGTCCGAAAAATTCATAACTATTTGAAATACAGTAAAAACATCCGCAACGCCTGTGCTCACAGCAACCCCCTTCTAGTTAATTTATTTTCAAATCGTGAATTTTTACGTAGACCTTCCGCTCCAGTAAAAACTGCAGCAAGTCAGATGGGCGTTCAAGATAATTACTTGCAGGACATAAAGATAAATGATTTGGTCTCGCTTTTTTACCTCCATAGGGACATGCAAAGTGAGAAAATGAGTGAACACAGATGTAGGCAAGGAAAACGTCTGATAAACAGATTCCATAGGCATGAAGAATGGTACGCAGCAAATGTACAGTTAAACACATATTTTTCGATTTTAAACAAACTGATTGACTATTTAAGCATGGACTAGTAGTATTCTATGTAAGGAAAAAACGGTTCGACCGTTTGCTAACCGAGGTTATGCCAACCGTTAGTTATTAAATGGGTAATCAGTGTAAAAAGCTGGTTACCCATTTTTCGTTTTATAAAAAAAGCCATATCCCCTAAACTTTGGCCGGCTTAAGGATATGGCTAAACGAGAAAATCACACACATAGTGCGCTTTTTTACATACATAATTTTACCATAAATCATGAAAGGTGGTGGTGCTAAATTTCATTCTTGCCTTAGCTTGGATAACTAAAAAAACAAAGGATGAAATAAAATGAAAAATTTAAATGAAACAAAATTGAAGTCAGACACTCGGATTTTTAAGTATGACACTAAAAGTGGCGCCAAACGCTATAAAGCCAAATTTAGTCGCACTATCTTTGGTAAACCCATCGGCTTTGAGAAACAAGGATTCAAGAGCCTTGCTGAAGCAAAACAGTGGTCTGATGAAGCAGTACGTAATGCTAATCTCACCAAAGGAACCGCTAAAGATTTAACCGTTGAGGAATACTATCAGCGTTGGACTAATCGTCATATCGACGAATGGGAACCTGATACCTATAAAGACTACGCGGGAATTTTTAAACGTCATATTCTCCCCCGCTATGGCAACACAAAACTAAACGATATCAATCGAGATGAATTTCAATCTTACCTCAACAGTCTCCATACTATCGAACGGCCATTCAGCCGCGGTGTAAAAGTTGGTTATGCTTCTAAAACCATTGGTACGATCAAGCGTAATTTAAGCACCATGCTGAACGAAGCGGTATCCGATGAGCTGATTCCTTTAAATCGAATTGCGCGTTGTCGAGTTAAAGATACGGATAAACATAAACGTAACGTGCAGATTAGTGAACAGCAGTACGCTGATGCGCTTAAAGCGGCCGATGAGGTACTTTCACCAATGCACCTAGCCGAATACTACCTAAGCCTGTTAGCGTTGCGACACGGCGAAATATTAGGCCTCAGGCCACAGTCTATTTTCTTAGACCACGTTCACTTGGATTTAGCCCGAACTGCTGCAGCACCCGAAGGAACAACCTTGAAGAATCAACGGTCATATCGTGATGTTCCTATCACACCAAAAGTACATCAAATTCTTCAAGCTGGTATTGAGGAGTCCCGCCAGATTTATATGGAGTGTGGCAAACAACTTAAAAAAGATTCATTTATTTTTGTGAATCGTGATGCACAACCCCAAGGAATAACGACAATGAACCATTACTTTGATCTGGTATCTGATAAGATAGGGTTCCATGTTTACCCTCACATGATGCGCCACGCATTTGCAACGTTCAATTTACCAACCGCTGCTGATCCAGTCGATGTGCAGAACATTATGGGTCATTCTAGTTTTGATATGACTCAATATTATGATACAGGTTCTAAAAAGCGTGAAAAAACAGTCATTGATGATTTTGCCGCTTTTCAATAA